GGGGATATATCCGCACCAAATATAGGTACTATTGCTAAACATAGTTTATCTAGTGTTTTATCTATGGCTTCTGGTTCCGCCTCTGCTTCATATTCATCTGCTACTAAAAAGATCCTAAAATCTGGATTAGGTACTATTGCCACACATAGTTTATCTAGTGTAGTAGCAATGGCCACACATGCAAGGCCCACCGAACGCGAAGTAATAGCACTGATCGATGAGAACGTAACCCCAGCAACCGATTTTGTTTCTGCTGCAAATGGTGGGGCTTTTCTGGGTAATATAACTGTACCAGCGACATCACATCTACTCCCAAGCCAAGTTTCTGATGCTACAAATTCTATTGCCAATCTTGAGGGATCTTATACTGAAACTATTATGATTGCTGATGTTTTCAATGTTGTAGGATCTGTTGTTCTTTCTGCAGACTTTTATATGTCCAAAATATCAGATGACGGTACTAATGTTACTCTTACAGGTAGTGGATCGATAACAGGTAGTGGTACTATGGGTCAGTCATTTCCTTTCTTTACTGGAACTCCAGCAGAACAGCGTACACAATTAGGATTAGGAACTGTAGCCACGCATAGTTTATCTAGTGTACTAGCAATGGCTTCTGGTTCTGCCTCTAAGCCAGTAACTGATTTTGTTTCTGCGGCAAGTGGTGGGACTTTTCTGGGTAATGTAACTATACCGGGAGGTACAATTGATAATACACCTATAGGTGCTACTACCGCAAACACAGGATCTTTTACAACATTAGTGTCTTCAGGTACGGTATCAGCCTCAGGTGGCGATAGTGGTAATTGGAATACAGCATATGGATGGGGTAATCACGCGTCTGCTGGTTATGCAACTGGAAGTTCTCCATGGTCAACAACCGGTAGTGACATTTATTATACCACCGGCAACGTTGGCATTGGAACTACGAGCCCGGGATCTTACAAACTTAATGTAAGTGGTGATATTTATTGTAATGATATTAGTACTGCAGATATAAATATGAGTAATGATAGAGGGGATTGTCCTGCCAATGAAATAGATGGTACTAGAGGTTCATGGTCTTTTCAGGAAGGATCCGACAATATGTATTTAATAAATAGGAAGAGCGGTAAACGCTATAAATTAATGTTAGACGAGGTTTAATATGACAATAACATTTCGAGGAACATCAAGTCCTCCATCTACCGCCGCAGGAAAAGTATATTTTAATTCTACCTACGGCTCCCTTCAAAATTACAGTGAAATGGGCGATACAAGTGCATGGCGAGCCGTTGCAGACACAGGCAATGATCAAGGATGGGAGGGGTGGCAAATGAGAGTTGTTTACACCCAAGGATATATGATGGGTGGATATAGAAGTTCTAGTCCATGGAAAAATGTTAATAGAACTGTTCATGCAACTGATGTAACTACAAACTTAGGTGATATAATGGATGTAGCTGGAGCATATTGTACAGGTGGATTTAGCGATACCAGAGGATATATGTATGCATCTGATAATTCTTTCCCTGGTATAACTAGTCATTGCTCTGCTATGGGACTTTTTACAGAAACTGGTGCTACTATGAACGGATATTTGACAGATAATAAAGATGACATGGGACAATTTCAACATCATAATAATACAAAAGGATGGTGTTATGCAGGAAACGCAGATGATATTTGTAGTCATACATTTTCTACAGATTCATTTTCACATATAGGTAATTATAATAGTGATAATCATTGTGCATCTAATTGTTATGGAGACGGAAAATCAGGTTATATGCCGAAAGGCTCTTATAAGATGCAAATGGAATCCGAAACTGTCGGAACAATGGTTAATGTAGTTGGATCGCAAACTCATTCTAAGGCTTTGCCAACTAAACATTATAGATTTTATGTTGAAAATAACGGTAATAGTACATCTACCAATCAAGTTTACCGCTATAACGTAGTTACTGATACTAATGGGGTGAGTCCAAATTTTAAACCATGGACCGGAGGTGAAACAAATTATGAACAAAGCCAAAATCATGGATATGGATTAGGACATTGTGGCATTGGATGTCAATCGAACCATTCATTTAAAACATATTTTTTCACAGATGCTCATGTTGCCGGCGGTACAACTATGGAACCAAAAGGACATCCCGGCGCATCATCGGGCGGCAATGCATCTAGGACTGCTTAATGTATATTTTATATAAAGAACCTGGCCAATTTTTAGGAACGGTAATACCAGTATATACGTGTGACGGCCGTCAAATCTGTCAAGTTGAAGATGATACATTTAATTATCTTAAAGGTAATGTAAAAGTATTAGATGATCTAATGGTAAGGAAAGGTGCTCCAAATTACGGCAAAGTAAACATTAAATATTATACTAATGGTTTAGATAAAAGTGATTTAGATTATCAGACTTCTTCAGTATGGACTGATGACGTATTTAATACAAAAATGCATAGAGACTATACGGATGCTGAATTTGAGGCGGCTATAGGATTACAAAAAATTATACTAACAGCAAATGTAGAAGATGTTTTTGATGTTAGATTTCAAACGTTATCAAAAAATAAACCTGAAATGGAAGCATCTACATGGCCAGCCCAATCAAAGGAAGCTAATGCTTACAAAGCAGATAATACAGTAGATACTCCAGTTCTTACGAAATTAGCAGAAGCAAGAAGTTTAACAGTAGCCGCTTTAGCAGATAAGATAATAACAAAAGAAGCTGAATATAATATTGAGGTAGCTGAATTATTGGGTCAACAACAAAAACTTATAGATGAAATTAAAGCATGTACCCAAATTTGGGAGCTATTAAAGTGGAATGAAGATAATTTTGGTGTCCAAGCTCCAATTGCAAATATTAAGGAACATTGGCCCGATATGATAGATGAAAATAATGTTCGTAAGGCACCTGTAGAACATAGCATAAAGTTTTAAAAATAATTAAAAATGACAATTAATAATATTATGATCGTAGGTGGAGGTTCCTCTGGTTGGTTAACAGCCGCATATCTATCAAATAATTTACCCCCTAATCTTAAAATAACGTTAATCGAATCATCTGAAATACCGACAGTTGGAGTAGGCGAAGGTACACAACCTTTTACTATGCCTTTTTTAAAAGAGTGTGGACTGGAACCAACTGATTGGATGAAACATACAGATGCAACATACAAGTATGGAGTTGAACTTATAGGATGGGGTAATGATCCAGTATTCATAGATAATGATACTCAAGAAATGGCAGTATTGGGTCCTAATATTATGTTCCATAATTATTGGTTGTCTAAAAAGCATAGTGCAAAAGAATATATTAATTCTATGCCTGCATATATTTTAGCAAAGCATAACAAAGCACCAAAAGCAAATCATCCTGATTTAGATTTTACACCAGGATATGTTGAACAATCATGGGATGCGGTTCATTTTAATGCTTATGATATTATTAGTACACTTAAAAGCCATTGTAAAGATAAAATAAATTATATAGAAGATTTAATTGTAGAAGTAATAACAGATGAACAAGGTGTAACAGGATTAAAAACAGAAAACAACGGCATATTAACAGCAGATTTATATATTGATTGTTCAGGATTTGACTCTTTACTTTTAGAAAAATCATTAGGTGTTAAATTTATTCCTATAGATGATATATTGCTATGTAATAGGGCTGTTGCTATTCCAAAACAATATACTAATAAAAAAGAAGAAATGCATCCTTATACTAAAGCAATAGCAATGGATGCAGGATGGCGTTGGACTATACCTACCTATTCTCGCATTGGTAATGGATATGTTTATTGTGATGATTTTATTTCATCTGAAAAAGCAGAAGAAGCATTAAGAAAAAGCATTAACGAATGGAGTGCTCCTGCTAATCATATTAAAATGAAAACAGGTATTCATGAACACATAGCATATAAAAATGTATATGCTATTGGATTATCAGCCGCATTTGCCGAACCACTAGAAGCTACCGGTATAACATTTACAACTACAGCTATTTCAAATCTTGTTCAAGTGCTTAATAATTCTAATGGCCAATGGAATGATGATATAAGAAATTTTCTAACAAACAAATATCAGGTAATGGTTAATGAAATTGTTAATTTTTTATTTTTACATTATAAACTTGCACCTAAAGATGATACACCATTTTGGAAAGCAACGAAAGATATACCTTATTCTAGCGGTTGTCTTCCTGGTGTTGGAGTAAAAAACGTATTAGATAAATTTGTTCCGAATCCTCCCAATATCCTTATGGAACATGGATATTTTGAAATGTTTCATGTTGGACAATGGTTTTCGTTACTATATGGATACGGATTATATAATCAATATAAATATAATATAGATGAACGTATTATAAATTATGGCCGGTGGGTTAATACGATGTATAAAGACAGAACAAAACACGCCCTTAACCTTTTTCCCAATCAATATGAATATTTAAAGGAATTATATGGATGAAACAAAATTTGACAAGTTTGATAAAAAACTTATAGACTATGCAATGGATGTTCCGGAATCATATTCGGCATTTCAAATGGTTAATTTTGTAATTAATACTCAAGTAGGAGACTTTAAGAGATTAAAACAATACTTCTTAGAGATTTCTACTAGAGAACAAGCACGAATGATACAGGACCTTGCTTGTAAACAAAATGAAGTAGATATAATAGAAAAAGAGGAAAGATTAAAAACTGATGAACTTACTAAACATGAGAGAGCTTCATTAGAACTAGAACTTATCAGAGCAAGATACGATCTTCGTATTAATGTTAAAAAACTCAAGCAAGCTACATTGGAATTAAATGTATTATTAAAGTCAGTTAAAGACATATATGGAGATATGGATAAGATTCAAGAATATCTTGAAACAAATAATGAAGAAAAAGAAAGACATTATTGGATTTCAAGAATGTCAAAACAAGCGGCAATAGACATAGTATGTGAAGGATCTATAGGTTTGGGTAATATGGATGCTATAGTTGGAATGTCAGAAAAAGATCAAGTACTAACACTAGTGGCCGCTCTTCAATTTTCTGGAAAAGTTAGTGATGCAATGAAAAAAATTGAGGAGCATGTTAACGAAAATTATGCTCAACTAGTAGACAACCAGCCTGGCTTGGAACATTCCGCTATCCAGTCCGTTTTAGCAGAAAAATTACTAATTGAAGGAGGTGAGGCGGAGTTACCACCCTCTGAGTCTAAGGTTGAAGGAGAACCCATAATATGACACATAAAATAGTTAATATATTTCCAACTCCAATATATGTCGCGAAGAGGGAAACGGAAGCAACTACTTCTGAGCTAGAAGATATTAAAAGTATTATCGAGAGGGCAAGTGAATATGATACTCATTGTCGCGAACCTTCACTACATAAACATATAATCTCATCCCGTAAAAATACTCATATTTTTGATACGAAGTTAAATAGTCTTAACGAATTCTGTAAACAGCATATTAACACTTATGTTAACGAAATTATAAGTCCTAAAAATACAGAGTTAGATTTTTATATAACACAATCATGGTTAAACATAGTCCATCCAGGCGAAAGTCATCCGGTACATTGTCACACAAATAGTCTTATAAGTGGTATATTTTATGTATCGACTGTAGAAGGTGATGCGATTCAGTTTTATGATCCCGGCTCACTCATGAAAAATAGAACAGAAATTGAAATGTTAGAAGCCACTATTTGGAATGCCCCTGTCCAGAATTTAAATATTCATAAGAATGAACTTATTTTATTTCCAGCGTGGTTAGGACATGGTGTGTCAGGAAATGCAAGTGCCACTACTGATAGAATTTCTTTTGCTTTTAATGTTTTTGTAAAGGGGTCTATTGGCGAAGAAGCTAGGATGACAGAATTGGTTTTATAATATGAAAGAAGAATATCAAGATTTTATAGGAATATTTGATGGTAGTGTTCCGTTGGAATTATGTAATGAGTTCGTGAAGAACTATCAAATAGCCAAGGAGAACAGAACATTTATAGACCTCTCTAAGGAAAGTAAAATTGGTTGGGTTGAACCACAATATACGTTTATCAAACGAGATGAAACTGCAATTGTAACTCCTGTAGTAGCTTCCCAATTGCCGTATCCAGATTGTAAGGGATATTTTGAATTTTTACGTAAATGTTATGTCTGTTATAAAGAAAAATATAGTATAGAGTTTGGGGGACCAATTTTTAATGATATTTTTAAGATTCATAAGGTTAGAAAGTCTGAAGGATTCCATCAATGGCATCATGAAAGAGCAAAACCTGAACACGTAGAACGATTATTGGCATATATGACCTACCTCGAGGTTCCGACCAAAGGGGGGGAAACTGAATTTCTTCATCAATCGCTAAGAGTTGATCCAGTTGTTGGAAGAACTCTAATATGGCCAGCCGGTTTTACTCATATGCATAGAGGTAATCCACCTTTAGAAGGAGAGAAGATGTACATAACTGGTTGGTTCACATCACCAAGAGTAGATTTATCATGACTATAAACAAAATATTTAGTGTCCCGCTCAATCCAAAATTGACGGAGTATCAATTTAGTAATTTTACTGAATTTCTTAAAACACATAAAGATTACATATACGACCTATATTTTACTTGTCGTATGCCTCCTTTTATGCAAGATGCTATGGGGGATGTGTTTAGGTCTAGTGATGATCATTATACAGTAATAGATCAGGCACTCCATTTATCAAAAGAAACAGGTATTCCGTTATCTGCAACTTTTAATAATACATTGGTTAGACCAACCCAACAAAATTTAGATTTATGGATTAGTAATTTTGAACAGTTATACGTAACCGATGTAATTTCAAGTGTTACTATTCCTCATACTCATTGGGTAGCAACAAGAATAATTCAAAATAAATTTCCTAATTTAAAAATTAAAAATACAATTTTACGCAACGTTACTGAGCCACGTGAAGTAGTGAAGCTGGGAGAAGCAGGGTTTAACTATGTTAATTTAGATCGAGATTTAATGCGTGATCTTGATAAGTTAAAAGAAATGAAACGCGCTAAAGAATATGCCGGTGTTAAGTTATCATTGTTAGCAAACGAAGGATGTCTTGGTAATTGTCCTATGATGGATGAGCATTATGAATTTAATAATTCACGAGATGATGGTCCTCAGTATTTTTCTGATCCTATATCAAGAGTTTCTTGTCCAAAATGGGATCACGAAGATCCATCTACTCCGTTAAAAACAGCAGATTTCCCTCCATGGAGAGAAGATTGGGATGAGTTATTACAGTATGTCGATGTAATTAAAATGCACGGCAGAGAATCATCAAACAGATTAAATGATACTATGCATATAATTAAAAATTATGCTGAAGGTAAGGAAATATTATTTGATACATTTAATGAATATTTAGAGAATACTAATTTAAAAGATGCCCCAATAAATGTTTGGCGAGAAAAAATAAAAACATGTAAATTTGAATGTTGGGATTGTGGCTATTGCGATAAAGTATATGATAAAAAATCTGGAATGGAATATGATCCAAAAATAACATTAGTAACTAGAGAACTGGTAGATTCAGTAGATAAAAATGTTGAAATTGATATTCCTGGACTGACCTCTCAACGTGTTTTAAACCTTATAAATGCGCTAGCAAAAAACTCTAATCATTATTTTGAAGTAGGTTCATTTCATGGAGCCACAGCTTGTGCAGCACTATTGAATAATAATATAAAAATAAGTTGTGTTGATAATTGGCAAAATACAATACAACCTATGAGAGAAGATATAAAATTACCTGAAACTTCTAAGGATGAGTTTGTTAAAAATATAAAAAAGTTTAAAAGACTTAATAGCGATCAAGGACTTTTTATTAAATTTATTACAGTATTTGATTGTGATTTATTTAATGCAAATATAGATGAAATTAAAGATATAGATTTATTTTTTTATGATGGGCCACACGACCTTGAGTCAACACGAAAAGCAATTTTATATTATAGCAAAGCATTTGCTGATACTTGTATTTGTATATTCGATGATGCTAATTGGGACGGAGTCGTACAGGGTGCAGATGAAGGAATAACTCAGGCAGGATTAAAATTATTATATGAGAAAAAGATATTAAATGCGGAAGAAGATTCTAAAGGTTGGTGGAACGGATTGTACATAGTAGTGGTTAAAAAATAATATGATTTCATTTAATCTTAAAAGTAGATATCATTATAAAAAAGATAAGGATAATAAAGATATTCTTACTGATGAGAATGGCCAAGAGCAAGTAATGATGGAATGGGAAAAGCTATATATGGAAGCCGTGATTGAAAAATTAAATCCATCCGGTGATGTATTAGAAATTGGTTTTGGTCTTGGTTATTCAGCTAATGCCATACAAAAATTTGATATAAATTCTCATACTATTATTGAAGCAGATAAGAATGTATTAAAAAGATTAGAAGAATGGGCGCCCCATCAAAAACACAAGGTTAATATTATAGAAGGATGTTGGCAATATAGGCTACCTTCGATGATTCAAAAATTTGATAGTGTTTTCTTTGATGATATTGATCATCCAGATTATCCATCTTCCTCTCGGTATCAGAATTTTTTATACTTTTATCAACAGATAGTCCAAAAAAATGTAAAAAAGAGAGCAAAATTAGCTTGGTTTTTTAGTGATGATTTTCTGGTTTTTCCTTGTTCAGTTTTTATGAGGTGGGATATGTATGAATTTATTACAGATATTCCAGAAAGTATAACAAACCGTGGTTATGAAAAGCCAAAACAAATGTTATCAAGACAGAAAATATATATCCCAATTATTACTTTTAATGCAGATAGTTCAGAGATGGGCGGGTATGCCTTTAAGATAAAGTAAGGTATGGAGTTATATTTTATACCAAATTTATTTGATGAAGATGAATTAAAAATTATAGATGACGCAATTAGCGATGATCAATGGGAGCAGGCCGGAGTTGGATATCTGACACAGAAGCCAGAAGCTCGTAGCACAAAAATTAAATGGATTGAGTCTGAAATTTTAAATAAAAAATTAGGCCAATCTTTTGAAGATGCTAATAAAATTTATAATTTTCAAATTACAGAACTATCTGATATAGGAATATTAAAATATAATGTTGGTGATTATTATAATAAGCATATTGATATGGCGGGTGCGGCTGATATGAAGGCCGGATTTCCTAGTAGAAAACTTTCATTAATTGTACCGTTATCAAATGATTATGAAGGAGGTGATACACTTTTTCACAAAGAAGCAGAGCCAATTCTTATGAAAAAAGAATATAATACAGGAACATTTTTCCCCTCATACGTATTGCATGAAGTTACCCCAATAGAAAAAGGTACAAGATATAGTTTAGTAGCATGGGCACTTGGAGATCCATTTAAATGAAAATTAAAGATAATTGTTTGTCATTAGATAATTTTAAAAAAATAACTGATTTAATATTAGGTAATAAGTTTTTTCAAATTCCTTGGTATTGGAATCCGTTAATTGATTATGCTGATGAAACTGAAAATCCAGTCAAATTTCAATTCATTCATCTATTTTATGACAATTCTCCTCTTTACGTCTCTCCATATATGGAACAATTAAACCCTATACTTGACATAATACAACCAATATCAGTATATCGGATAAAAGCAAATTTACTTACGATAACATCAAATATAATTGAAAATAAATTTCATATGGATATGAATAACATACCAGATGAAAAAATAAAACAATGGACAACTTCTATATTTTATGTAAATACGAATGATGGTTATACTGAATTTGAAGATGGTACAAAAGTTGAAAGTGTTGCAAATAGAATGGTCACATTTCCAACCAATTTAAAACATCGTGGAACATCATGTACAGACGAAAAAAGAAGAGTTGTCATCAATTTTAATTACTATAGTAAAACATGAAAATACATAACATATTTCCGATCTCAGTCATGGAATTTAAAATTCCACTCGATCCTAAAAAAATTAAAGAAGATTTAGACAAGTATAAAAATATAATGGAAAGGCCTCCGTTATTTATCGGTGACGGAGATGGTATTAGTTCGTATAGTCCTAAATTTAGTATATTAAAAAACGATGAGTTTAGCTTATTAATAAAAGAATTTGAAAAATGTTTAGAAGAATATACAGAACTAATTGGATTAACAGAAGTCAAAATTAGTAATAGTTGGGTTAGTATTATGAATAAGAATGTAGGTATAAGAGAACACAGACATCCCGGAAGTGTTGTTACTGGTGCATATTATCCAAAAAAACCTACAAATTCTGTGGAATTAACATTATCTAATCCTGTGCAACCATACAAGATGTGTGAACTGTATGACAAATATACAGGATATAATACTGATGTAGGATTTATTCCAACACAGGAAGGATATTTGTATTTGTTCCCGAGTTGGTTAGAACATGGAACAAGTTTAAATACCACCGATGAAAGATATGTTATAAGTTTTAATACAGTACACAAGGGATACTATCTTGCTATGCTTTCTAATGAATATTCTAATAAGACTGGAGGAAGAGAGTGATGGAGTGGCATAAAATATTAAATTTATTAATCACAAATCAATGGTATGTATTGTACCTTGCCTGTATAATGGTCATGTCAGCATATGTGCAACGTAATGGTCTTATTTATCCTCTATTAAACAAATTAACAGTATTTGTTCCGTCTAATAGATTGTTTGTTGTCATAACAAGTGCTGTCGCAGGCATACTGCCTATTGCGGGTAGAGTTTCTGTTTCTGCTGGTATTTTAGATACCATTGCCCCTAAAGATGAGAGGCGAAAACATTATGGTATAATTGATTACCTAAGTACACATCACTATTATCTTTGGTCTCCATTCGAAAAATCTGTTATTATTCCTATGGCGGTTTTAAGTTTATCTTATACAGAATTCATGCAATTAATGTGGCCGTTAGCTATAATTGCTATTGTTGTTCCATTTGTTTTAATATTCACATTACTTAAAGAAGATGATGTAATTGTACAAACACAAAAACAAGAACATACAAAAGTCGAATGGTTAAATTGGCAATTACTTGTGGTAGTAGCATTAATTATTATGTTAGGTAATTATGTACGAGAACATACAGACATAATAAAAGCTTACCTAGAAAATAATGATTTGTCAATTGTTTCAGCTGCTTGGATCGGCTTTGCAGCTAGTTTTTTATTAGGCTCATCAAGTCGATTTGCAGCATTTACTGCAATTCTAGCAAGTATATTTGGTGTAGAATTTCTTCCTTTATTTTTTGCTATAGATTATACTGGTTATATGCTAAGTCCTACTCACAAATGTTTTGCAATAGGAAAAATGTATTTTAATACTTCTTTTGTTACATATTATACTCATATAATTCTTCTTTGTTCGCTTATTATTGCGGTAGCGATTTTACTTGTGGCATAGTCATTTTACATAAATAGTTAGGGAAACCCAAAATATAACTATTAAAGGAAACAGCTGACGAATAATTATCAATTATTAAAATTACAGGGAGATGTTGAACTAGAAACTTTTCTTACGATACGATACGACAATCACGGACAAGTAATTGACCAACATAATCCTAACAAAAAGAGAAGAAAAGCAGGGGGAGGGTGGACTACATGGTTTGTAAAAATCAGAAAGAAAAAATAACTAAATATTACAATAAAATAACAAAAGTGAAGGACAATAATGGCTGAATATAAGAATGAAGAACCGTGTGAGTTTATTTACCACATAACCGCTATAGAGAAAGTTGTAGATGGAGATACTATTGATGCAGTTATTGATTTGGGGTTCGATGTTAGGTATTGTGGACGAATCCGTTTGTTGGGAATCGATACACCAGAATCAAGAACTCGTGATTTGGCAGAAAAGTTCTATGGAAAACTCTCCTCGGCCGCCCTTAAGTCATGGTTACATTGGGCAATTGTGTCGGACAGAAATGATATTGAAGTTCAAGTCAGATGTCCAGAAAAAGACAGTAGAGGTAAATTCGGAAGAATTCTTGGAGAAATCTGGATCAACTGTACAGAAGGTGGACATGAGTTTAATGGATGGACCAATTTAAACAAATGGATGTGTGAATCGGGCCATGCAGTAGGTTATTATGGTGGAAGTAAAGAGGAAATTGAGGAAGAGCATATGAAAAATAGAGCACTGCTTGAAGAGCGAGATGGGGTTAAGTATCAGGAGCAATCATAATGGCCGATGATGTAGGACATTCACAACGATTGATATCTAATTTAGTATTGATGTCTTTTGCCTGTTTATGGTTCATAGTTCTATTTTCATTTGGATTGCTTGTATATCAATCGGTATCATATACAGATCAGATTGAACATATTATAAAATCTATAGAATTTTTTAATAGAATAGAAGGAAAATAATGGCAGAAGAAGAATTAGTTGATTTTGGATTCAGTGCTGTAACAGCAGATGAATACGAAGCAGACAATACCGATGGAGAAAACACAGGAAGTGGAGGTTCTGCTAGTCCAGACGCGTTAGCATCAATGGACTCTAAAATAGAACAAATCATGTCACATTTGGCTACTCAAAAAGATTTACCTAGTGCAGAGTTTGGATTTTCTCAAGAACAACAAGATTCACTTGCAAAGGCAGTATCTACTAATTCCGATAAACTAGATAAAATTCTTGCTCTAGAACAGGATGAAGAACGTGCACAAACGACAGCAGATATCCTGGCGCAGCTTAATGATGCGACAGGAGATTCAAGAATTGCTTCTTCAGAAGCAAAAAAGTCAGTAGGAAAACAAGATGAGATCATGAAGTTCTTAGAGAGTATGTCACCAAAGATTGACAAGATTCTCAAACTAGAAAGTCTTGAAAGTCTGTTAGAAGGAACATCAGGAAAGTTAGATAGTCTGACTGCATCTCAAGTACAATCTGTTACTGCTGAACCACCAGACTTAACTCCAATTATGGATAAACTTGAATGGTTAGATAAAGATGTACAGAAGATTCTAAAGATGGAACAGTTAGAAGCAGTACAGAGTCTTCAAAAATCTTCACAAGATATGTCCACAGTAGTCAAAGAGATTGAAGAGAGAAAGAAAGATTTAAGTAAAACATATAAGGCACGTATGTTAGCTATAGAGAAATTGGTTTTTCCATTAATAACAAATCTACAGAAAGATGGTGATACCAAAGAATACATAAAATGGCCCAATAGAATTGAAATTTTAGAAGCTCAAAAAACAAAAATAATGCAAGTTACGAGATCGGAAATATGAGGTTCGGAAACTTTAAACAAGAACTCTTAGAGGGTGTATATGATCCTGGAATCTTTAAAGCATTCTTCCTAGCAGGTGGTGCCGGTTCTGGTAAATCATATTCAGCAGAAAAAGCAACAGGTTCTGCTGCTGGTAAGTTTGAATGGCATGAAGACATGAATAAACTTAAGCCAGGCAAGACAGGCCCTTTCGGATTGAAAGTTGTCAATTCAGATGAACAATTAGAATTTGGATTGATGAAGGCTGAAATGTCTCTCGATATGAGGTCATATAATGATATAGAAACAGAGAAAAAAGAGGGTATTAGAGAAAAAGCAAAAAAGATCACCCTAAAACGGGAACAGTTATGGGTACACGGTAGATTAGGATTAGTCATAGATGGTACTGCCCATGATCTACGAAGAATTACTATGAGAAGAAAAAGACTTCATGATGTTGGTTATGACAGCTATATGATATTTGTCAATACATCTCTTGATATCGCTCTCCAACAAAATTCTGAAAGATCCAGAAAACTTCTTGACGAGGTTGTTATAAAAACATGGGAAGAGGTACAATCAGTTAAACAAGGCCTTGCTAATATGTTTTCTGGAGGATTTGTTGAAATTGTTAATAATAGAGCAGGTGAGGATGTATTTCGAAAAGCCTTTAGTGCAGTTGGAAAGATTATGAAACGCCCACCAAATAAACCCGCCGCAAAAATGTGGATAGCAAGAGAGTTGGAACTAAAACGGAAATGATATGGCATATATTCACATACATAAATGGACAGTTGCTACTGTTCAAGTAGTATATTATATTCCAGATTATTTACATATAGTAAATGAATTCGTATGGCAGACTGATGATCAATTACCAGAGTATCCTCGCATTACTAGATTCCTAGACTATTGGGATAAGAACATAGAAGGTCCCATTAAGGAAGTATACATCTATAATCAAGGACAAAGTAGTATAAGAAAGGTGGATAGACGCCTGAAAATAAACTGACTTGACATATCAGTATTTCGTGATATAATACAGTATGAGTTTATATACAGATCAAAAATATGTAGGATTAATATCCTCTCGCCTAGACCTATTCAAACAGGTTAGACAAAATCTTTGGAATTCACGATGTCCTATTTGTGGTGATTCTCAAAAAAATAGATCAAAAAAACGAATGTTCATTTACGCAAAGAAGCAAGACTTGTTTGTGAAATGTCATAATTGTGGATACGGTGCTTCTCTTGGAAACTTCATAAAACATCTTGATCCTCATTTACATGGACAATATGTATTAGAGAGATACAGCCAAGGTCAAACTAACCATCGTAAAACAAAAGAACCAGAATTTAAATTTGAACCACCAAAATTCAAACCTAAACCAACTACCATTGACTTACCATCCATAGACACTCTTCCATGTGATCATCATGCACGATTGTTCTATTCAGGTAGAAAGATGCCTAATACTTTCTTAGATAAGGTGTATTATGCAGATGATTTTAGAGAGTGGGCAATGTCGATATCTGAAATCGATTATTCTAATTTGGGTAGAAGCGAATCACGAATGGTTATTCCTTTTTATGATACAGAAGGAAAACTAATTGCTGCTCAAGGTAGAGCGTTAGGTAGTCATGCACTCCGATATATTACTGTTAAAGTTTCTGAAGATAGTACTAAGGTTTATGGTCTAGAAAGATGGAATTCCGAGAGTACTACATATATTGTAGAGGGTCCAATTGACTCAATGTTCCTTCCAAATTGTCTTGCAGTTGCTGGAGGAGACCTCCAGTCAATAAAAATTGATAAAGAGAAGTGTGTACTCATCTTTGATAATGAACCAAGAAATGTACATACTGTTCAAAAATTGATGACCTCCATAGATGATGGATGGTCTGTTGTGATTTGGTCTAAAGATAAAAACTTTAAAGATATTAATGATTTAGTTATTAGCGGTATGTCAACTGATGAGATCCTCGAAATGATAAATAAAACTACTATGAAGGGATTGGAAGCGGATTGGGCAGCAAGAGAGTGGAGAAATGTCCAGTGAATTAGAAGAAATAAAAGTTCATGAACATGGGTTTGTAAAATTACTCGATGTCATGGGCAGTGATGAAGAAGTAGAAAACGCCGCACGTATTAGTTATGGAGAAGGAACAAGAAAGGTAAGTCAGACGCGTAATCTCTTACGCTACCTAATGAGACATAAACACACCTCACCCTTTGAGATGTGTGAAGTTAAGTTCCATATTAAATTACCCATCTTTGTTATGCGCCAGTTAGTCCGTCATAGGACGGCAAACCTGAATGAGTATTCTGGGCGATACTCTGTCATGTCAGATGACTTTTATTTTCCAAAGGGTAAAGAATTAAAACCCCAATCAACAACAAATAAACAAGGTAGAGAAGAAGGTGAGTTACGTAATCCAGGAGAAATCGAATTTGAATTATATCGTATTTTCGATGGAGCAACTACCGCCTACCACAATCTTTTAGACTGGAACGTATCAAGAGAGCTTGCTAGAATTGTGCTCCCTGTGTCGAACTATACCGAAGTAATATGGAAGATAGATTTACATAATTTTTTTAAGTTTTATCAATTAAGGGGTGACAGTCATGCTCAACAAGAAATACAAGATTATGCGGATGCAATGTATCATTTGGTATATCCACATTTTCCTATATGTTGTGAAGCATTTTCGGATTATGTATTAAATGCGGTTACATTTTCAGAACAGGAAATGTATGTTATTAAAGAACTTTTAGAAGATGCAGATACAAAATCGGCAATATCGCAATGTATGGCTGATTATGAAGGATTTAATTTAGGAAAAAGAGAAACAGAAGAACTTTTAGAAAAAATAAAAAGATAGAAAGAAGAAATTATGCTACCAACTGAATACCAACAATTTATACATTTATCAAGATACGCAAGATGGGATTATGAAAAAGGAAGAAGAGAAACCTGGCATGAAACAATTGAAAGATACTTTGACTTTTTTACAAAACATTTAGAAAAAAATCATAAATTCAAACTTGAAAATGGTGAAAGAGTTGAATTAGAACGAGCAGTAAAAGAACTTAAGGTCATGCCATCCATGAGATGTTTAATGACTGCTGGTCCTGCATTAGAAAAAGAAAACATTGCAGGTTATAACTGTGCGTTTGTAAAGGTAGATCACGTTAGATCCTTTGATGAAATTCTTTATATACTAATGAACGGCACAGGAGTTGGGTTTTCAGTAGAAGAAGATTATGTGAAACAATTACCATCAGTCCCCGAAGAATTATATCCTACAGACACTACTATTGTAGTTGCTGATTCTAAATTGGGATGGGCAAGAGCCTTTAAAGAACTGATATCTTTACTATATGGTGGTCATATACCAAAATGGGATGTGAGTAAGGTTAGGCCTGCTGGTGCGCCATTAAAGACTTTCGGAGGACGAGCATCAGGCCCAGCACCTTTGGTAGACTTATTCAATTTTACTGTAGCTTCATTTAATACTGCAGTAGGTAGAAAACTAAAATCAATAGAGGCACATGATATCGTATGCAAAACGGCGGAAATTGTTGTCGTGGGTGGTGTCAGGCGTAGTGCTCTTATCAGTCTATCTGACCTTAATGATCGCGAAATGCGATTCGCCAAACACGGAGAATGGTATAAGGACAACGTACAACGGGCACTAGCCAACAATTCAGTTAATTATAAAGAAAAACCTGATGCAGGAACTTTCATGCGAGAGTGGTTATCTCTCTATGATTCCAAATCAGGAGAACGTGGTATTTACAATGGCTTAGCAAGCAAATATCATGTAAATGATCTAAATACTAGAGAAAAGGATAACAATGGCACATACATTCAGAGAAGATTGGTCCGAGACGATTTCGGCACAAATCCTTGCAGCGAAATCATTTTACGATCCAGACAATTCTGCAACCTCTCCGAAGTTGTCGTCAGGAGCAACGACACTCGATCATCTCTCAGAGACAAAGTTCGGATTGCAACTATCCTTGGCACATTTCAATCTACCCTTACAAATTTCAAATACCTCTCCAAAGAGTGGCAAAGAAATTGTGAAGAGGAACGACTTCTCGGAGTTAGTCTTACCGGAATTATGGACTCTCCTCTGACCAACGGTTCAAAGGATGGGATAAAAACATTATTAAATGAATTAAGAGAAGTAGCAGTAAAAACTAATGTTGAATATGCAAAAAAATTGGGGATTGAACGTAGTGCATCGATTACTTGTGTCAAACCGAGTGGAACTGTTTCTCAGCTCGTTGACAGTGCTAGTGGTATTCATGCTCGTCATAATCCCTATTATATACGAACTGTACGAGCCGATAATAAAGATCCCCTTTGTAAAATGATGAAGGCTGAGGGTTTTCCTAATGAACCTGATGTCACAAAGCCTGAACACACATCGGTCTTTTCATTTCCAGCAAAGAGTCCCAAAGGAGCAATTTGTAGGAAAGATATGACCGCATGGAAGCAGCTGTCTTTATGGCATACCTACGCAAAAGAGTGGTGTGAACATAAACCTAGTGTAACTGTATCTGTCAAGGAAGATGAATGGGTAAATACTTCCGCTTGGGTCTATGAAAATTTTGATGATATTAGTGGTATTAGTTTCTTACCATTTAGCGATCACACATATAAACAAGCACCATATCAAGATTGTACTGAAGAAGAGTATACCGAATTGTTAAATAAAATGCCAAAAAAGGTTAATTGGTCATCCTTAACAAATCATGAAACACAAGATTATACTAGTGCGAGTCAAGAATTTGCATGTACTTCAGAGAAGGGGTGTGAGATAGTTGATATTTCTCCACAAGTCGTGGCTTGAATTGAAACTAAATATAACCAATCGTAGATAGTAGTATAACACCATAATCTTAGGAATAAATGGACATCAGAGATAGATTGGGTATGTGGTATGATGAAGTAAAAGAATATTTAAAAGTAAAAATTAGCAAACAAGAAAATCCTAGGGAGGGGAAAGAAGAGCTCTATGAAACACGATGGGTATGGTATCATACTTTGCTTGTTGTAGAACTTTTCATAATAATTCTCCTATTATTTTACATTGCAATATAGAAATGGACTAAAAAATGCATCAAGTTTTTAATAAAGATAGTTGGATTGCTTCACGAATAAAAAGACAAGCTTGGATCATCCAAACCAATGGTAGTGTACATGGTATGCAATCCGAGGCAGCAACCCTTTCTAAAGAACTTAGTAATTATACAGGGATAGACGAGGAAGTTTTTCCTTGTACTACAGGATTGCCGAGACATAACGACTTTAAGATATGGTTCGGTCAGAGATTACTGTGGAGTCACACAGAAAAACAAAGATTGCCTGGTGCAAGGGAATTGATAGAATTATTAGCAGATGAGGAAAATGAGCACAAACGGAATTGGAAAACGAAAGATTAAATGCCTACAGACATCGAATGGGAAGACGGTACAGCAAACATCAAAATATTGTGTGATGGGTGCGATAAAGAATTTAGTATTATAACAGAAGATATGACGGGTCTAGAATTATGTCCATTTTGTGGACATTACCTTGAGTCTATCGTAGAGAATGTAGATAATGATGAATCAGAAGAAGATAGCTGGGATTGACTATTCGTTAACATCTCCAGCAATATGTGTTTATGAAGAAGATATAGGACCTTTTAGAAAGGGACAAGATGGTGGATATTTTGATTTTGATAGGTGTGTGTTATATTATCTATCTAATAATAAGAGACAACAACAACTTTCCACCGGGAGTGGGATAGTTAATATTATTGCTGAACCATATCCTGAATGGTCTACAGAGGAGGAGAGACATGAAAAACTCTCTACTTGGACTATGACATTACTACAGGGATGTGATGAAGTGTTCATAGAAGGATATGCTTTTGCTACTGCTGCACAGGCCGGTGTACGGTCAATAGCAGAGAATACTGGACTGTTAAAAAATAAAATGTGGCTCGGCCGGATACCATTTAAGAATTATCCGCCTACTGTAATCAAGAAATTTGCAACAGGTAAGGGTAATGCAAACAAGGACTTGATGTATGAAGCATTCATGTCTGAAGTTCTTACTCCTAATAATCTTAAGGAACTATTGACTCCGAGAGCAACCAAAATAACAAACCCCGTTAGTGATCTGGTGGATGCCTATTTCATAGCGAAAGCAGGGGCCGAAGGCCTAGTATGACAAAAAAAGAGAAAAAATCTGTAGCCAATAACAAGTATTACCAAAAGAATAAAGACCGTCTTGCCGAGAAGTGGAAGAATGATGAGGTGAGAAAAGAAAAACTAAAGGTTTACTACCAAAATAACAAGGAAATTATTCTTGAACGAGCGCGTGAATGGAATCGTAATAATATAGAATCACGTAAACTAATTACAGGACGTGTTAAAAAATCAAAACTCCAAACGTTTTGGCAAATCAATGAAGCAAAGAGAAATGAACATTGAGAAACACAAAGAGCTTATCCCCCTGACGGAAAAGGTGGATATTACAGGAAATTATCTTGTAAGACGATTCAAGGACGATAGTGGAAACTATTTGATCATAGACAATTATGGCGATTTTCTAGTACTTGACAGTCAAGCTGCAGGAGATGTCCTTACAGCAATTTGGGATGACGCTTATTCACCAACAATGTCCACAGGGTTAATGAATTAGGAGATTATATATCAGATGGGCGATTTAATAATTAAACCCACGACAGGAAGTGGTAATAAATTAATAATACAGACAGAAGATGGTACACCAATTGTAACAACTTCTGATTCTGGTGCTATAATGCACGGTTTAGGTGGTACTGAATGGGTAGAAGTTAGAACGAATAATTTTCAATTAGAGGTTAATAAACAATATATGGTCGATGGTGGGTCTTTGACTGGAATACCAATGAATTTAATTATGCCAAGTTCAGCAGTTATGGGTGATAGAATAACACTTCTTGATGCTACTAGAACAAATAGCATAATTTCATGGATAATAAATCCAAATGGATTAAGTATTCAAACTCCCGGAAGTGGTACTAATAATTGGACTATAAATACACTAGGAATTCAATACGAATTGGTGTATTTTGTATCTACTAGAAGTTCGGGCTTGACTGAATGGATAGTTAGAACTACAGTTACATAGGATTTATGATGAAAACCATTTTAAATTTAGTTATACTCAACCTAATCCAAGTTATATTGACATTTACTCTTATTGTCTTACTTAGCTCATGTGCACCACCATCATCCTCAGACCAATTATGGATGTATAGTTTAGAGTCATTACCACATGTAGAGGGTTACAGTAGGGCTGGTGTATTCACTATAAACGGAAAACTATATGTACAAAAATGTGATACTGGTGGCAATCAAATATGGATGAGATACAACGAAGAAACTCATACATGGAGACAGAGTAGGTACAACTCCTTGGGTTGCACAGAGTCAACCCATGCTACAGGCCCAAGTGAGGGTTAATGGATCCACAGCTAATACAACATCACAGAAATGAAATACGAACTGTAATGCAAAAGAAATTCATGGATACTTTTATTAGTTCAGCTGAATTTCCCTTCCTCCAGTCTATAGGTATCACCCATGTTTTTCAAGCATTCGAAGCAAACCACGATGAGATAGGTTTCCTCGGACTCCTACACATTTGGTATCATGAAAAGATGTGGGAAACAGAATGGATAGATACAGAGGAACAGGGATTGGATTTGATATCAGACTTACGAGAAGCAAAGTTATATAATGAGGTGAAGCTGGTTAAAGTGAGTATGGACAAGATACATCAACGTACAAAGATGGAGAGAATGAAGGTGATTAAAGAACGCATTGACCGATATGATAATCAACAAACTGATGAGGATATAATACTAAACTAAAGGAGGATAATAATAGTGTGGACTATTAAGTACTGTGGCTCTTGAAACTACAGACCACAAGCGGAAAGGCTTTCCGCCTCAATTAACAATATGCTTCCTGATACGTGCCAAGTTGAAGAAGGTACTAAAGGACAATTTGAATTGTTCAGAAACGGCGAATCCTTTCTGAATGGTGCCGATTTAAGCGAAAAATTTTTCAGTTTAGAAGATGTAAAGAAAAGATTAGCAATAGAAGAACTACAGATTTTTACAAACCGATGATAATACCAACCGCAACACTACTCATGGTGAATGCCCTAATCTTCAGCTGGATAGCATTCACTTCACCCGAATCGTGTCCTAGGAAGTACCGAGTCACAACAGAGAACGGAGGTTTGCTAGTGAATGCAGCTGATGTTCACCGTTACTGTGACATAGACTACGGAGGGAAATTCGTGTTGAAAGATGAGTATACCGATGAACAAGGGGACGGATGAAGTGAGGAAACGAGAGCACATACACTCTGACTGATATAAAAATCAGGCATCGCTTATCTATCGTCCCCTTCTAATAGAGAGAGGTCGAGTATGAGTAAAAAAACTGGTAAACGAAAAAGTAAAAGAACTAAAAAGCAACCCAAATGTACTCTATGTAACCCTTATCGATGGATGGGAAACACTAAGGAGAGGCATAGACATTCATATTACAGACAACAAAAACTCCCAGTACAACAAGATAATAACAATGATGAAAATGAATAATAAACTTGAAAAAGTAGATCCTGAGAAGTGGAAAGGTATAGTCGAGAGGATGAAAGACAAAGAAAGAAAGACTATGACAACAGACAAGAACGTAGAGAACGTGATCTCCCAGCTCCGTACTAGGGAACAGCAAGGTATGATCAAATACGGAGTGAATACTGAACGTACCGACCTCACCACATTAGAGTGGTTACAGCATCTTCAAGAAGAACTGATGGATGCATCCGTGTACATAGAGAGGTTAAAAAATGACCTCCAGACATTACCTCATGTACCCAAAGATTTCGGCGAAATCTATTATCATGGTAAAGCAAGAAACTATAAACAACATCAACAACCCGAAAATGATTAGAAGTACTAACAATTTAGCCACACTCGTCTATACCAAGGCGATAGAAGACCGAGTAAAATCCAAGTACCTAAAACGTATAGACTATCTGGTGGAAGCGAATAACGAACTCATGGCCGAACTAGAACAATGGGAAAGAGTAGGAGAACGGCTAGAGAAAGCTACAGAAGAAGATTCCCTATCTCCAGAGGAGACACAGATTGTCCGTATGCCTTGGCTAAAGGAACATACGATATGATTATAAGAATAATAGCAATATCATTATTGATGATGATACTCACCGGGTGTGCACGTGACGCAACAGCAGAAGACTCTACCGCAGTCACACCTGCTCAACAATCGTTAGAGAGAACTACTCTTGCGGAGACTACCGTACAATGGGTCGCAATAGTCATGACATGGAACCCTGTCATCTATACAATAGACAAAGAATTCACATCTGAAGCAGACTGTTGGAATTACTATAATACCGGTACAGGAGAGGGTGACATGAGATCAAGATATGGTACACAAGTTCTAGATCATCAAGGCAATAAGCCCGACAAAGACTACATGAAAAAACATCGCCCAGCACATCGAGTATACCCAACTAGAATGTATAAAGGAGCAGATGGATGGTCAAAAGGGCTTATCTGGTTGACCTGTGATACTAAATGAAACAACCAAGACCTCAATCTCCATGTAAACGATTCAAGGGAAAGAAACTAGGAAAGCATGAATACTGGAGTCCTAATTTAGTCAGTAATAGACAAATACGCAGGAGGAAAAATATGGCAAAGACAATGAGAATTTTCGAAGCATATGACCTACAGGGATGGAAGCTGATCTATCTAGTGATATATAAAACTATAGCCGACAACCCTGACCTAATGGACGTAGATTTCTTTAATGATCTACAGACATATCTACAAAGAAACGCCGAAAACAATAACGTAAATCCACTCGACCATGAAGAGTGGATCAAGTGGTTGAATGTATAATATGAATGAATGGCCATACCCAGTAACAGTAGAGAGCAGAATAGATGTACTAACCTCTGAGATAGAAATACTCCAAGCACGATACAACCCAACCCACTCTAAGGTAGATGTACTGTATATAGCTGATACCATCTCCATGTTGAAACTAAGAATAAAGGAGTTAGAGCAATGTTCAATCCAATCCGAGTAGTATGGGAACTGATTGAATTTGGCATACAAGCACTGTTCGTGTATGTACTAGTGATCATCAT